GCAAACAAAAAATAATAAATATATTTGAAGTAATAATACTTAGTTGTGGAAGACAATACTAACGTTAATGCTGCTATTCTAGAAAGATTAGAGAAAGTAGTTTCATCTCTACAGGAAAACTCTGTAAAGATGGGACAACTTCTTGCTGTTCATGATGAGAAGTTAACTAAACAAGATCGTATTGATGCAGTATTATTTGAAAAGATAGAGCAGGTAGATGAGAAATTAGATCGTCATGCAGAAACAATTAAGAAAGGATGTGAGAGAGATATAAGACTTGTAGACAACCGTTTAAGGTTGATGGAGAAGAAAATGTGGTCAATATTTGGTGGTCTTGCCATCATATCATTCATTGTAAGTCCAGTTGGACAAAGGTTTGTAAAACCTATGTTGACACCAACGCAAAATGTTAGTATAATAAGTTGATTGAATAATCCTTTTTATGGATATTATAGACTCCAAGTATATTGGTTTAGTCTCTTCACGATTACAAAAGTTTAAAAAGGTCAAAGCAGACCTTTATAATTTTCGTTGCCCGATCTGTGGTGACTCTCAAAAACATAAGAATAAAGCACGAGGATATATGTATCCCGTCAAAGCAGATATGAACTTCAAATGTCATAACTGCGGTGCTTCATCTACGTTTAGTAACTTTATAAAGACACTTGACCCAGTGCTTTATAAGCAGTACATATTTGAAAAATTTAAAACAAGAAATACTGGCAAGGGATCAATCTTTGAAGAACCAGAGTTTAACTTTAAGAAACCTGTGTTTGAGAAGAAGTTAGATCTTCCAAAGGCATCGGAAAATCCTATTGCCACCAAATATCTTGAAAAGAGAAAAATAGATCCAAGTAAATTTTACTTTACTAAGGAGTTTCAAAAGTGGACAAATACACACAAACAAACCTTCGACACTATCCATAGGGATGAAAGTCGTGTTATAATACCACTGCATGATACAGAAAAAAACTTAATCGGATTTCAAGGCAGAAGTCTAGGTCCGAATTCTGTTAAATATATTACTGTGATGCTTAATGAAGATGCTCCTAAAATATACGGATTAGATAAAATAGATGACAAGAAACCAATTTACATTACCGAAGGTCCTTTCGATTCCACGTTCGTGGAGAACTCGGTTGCTATGTGCGGCTCCGATCTTGATATTGGGTCGTTTGGTTGGAGCAGTCATATTTGGGTTTTTGATAACGAACCTCGCAACAGAGAAATCGTCAAAAGAATATCAAACACCATTGATAAAGGAGAGCAAGTCATTATCTGGCCAACTCAAATAGTTGAAAAGGACATTAATGATATGGCACTCGCAGGACATGATATTATGTCATTACTAGAATCGAATACATATTCGGGATTAAAAGCAAAAGTAAAATTTAACACTTGGAAAAAGGTATGAGCAACGGAACTAAAGTTGTAAAGAGAAATGGAACAATTCAACCACTGAATCTTGAGAAGATGCATGTGATGGTGGATGAAGCTTGCAATGGTCTTGCAGGAGTTTCTGCAAGTCAGGTAGAGATACAATCAGGTATACAGTTCTATGATGGTATTTCAACTGGAGAGATACAGGAGATATTAATTCGTTCTGCTAGTGATTTAATTGATTTAGATCATCCAAACTATCAATATGTTGCAGCAAGATTATTATTATTTTCTATCCGCAAACAATTATTTGGACGCATCTATGAGGTTCCAAAAGTTAAAGAACATGTTGAAAAATGCATTGAGATGGGTGTATATGACCCTGAGTTGATCGAATTATACTCTGATGATGAATTCATCAAACTTGAATCTTTTATCGATCATGAGAGAGATTATTTGTTTACTTATGCTGGACTCAGACAAGTGGCAGATAAATACTTGGTACAAGATAGAAGTACAGGTGTTATTCACGAGACACCTCAATTCATGTATTTGCTGATAGCAGCATCAATTTTTTCCAAATATCCTAAAGAAATCAGACTCGATTATGTCAAAAGATACTACGACGCAATCTCAAAACACAAAATCAACATCCCCACACCTATCATGGGAGGGGTCAGAACTCCACTTCGACAGTATGCTAGCTGTGTTCTTGTTGATATTGATGACACCCTCGATAGCATCTTTAGTTCTGATATGGCTATCGGCAAGTATGTTGCACAAAGGGCGGGTATCGGTATCAACGCGGGCAGAATCCGTGGCATCAACGCTAAAATCAGGGGTGGAGAAGTCCAGCACACAGGTGTTGTACCTTTCCTCAAAAAGTTTGAAAGTACTGTCAGATGTTGCACTCAGAATGGCATTAGAGGTGGATCAGCGACTGTCCACTTCCCGATCTGGCACCAAGAAATAAAAGATATACTTGTACTTAAGAATAATAAAGGAACAGAAGACAACCGAGTAAGAAAATTAGATTACTCAATTCAATTAAGTGCACTATTTTACCAGAGGTTTATTGACGATGAAAAGATCACTCTTTTTTCTCCTCATGATGTGGCAGGGCTTTACGATAGTTTTGGTACAGAGTCTTTTGATGAGTTATACGTAAAGTATGAGAATGATGATTCTATTCCTAAGACACAGGTAGATGCTCAAGAACTTATATTAGACCTCTTGAAAGAAAGAGCAGAAACTGGTAGACTGTATATAATGAACATAGATCATTGTAATTCTCACTCATCATTTACTGATAAGGTTGAGATGAGTAATCTATGTCAGGAGATAACACTCCCAACTAAACCTATACAACATATTGACGATGAAACTGGGGAAATTGCTCTCTGTATCCTTTCTGCTATTAATATTGGCAAAATTAGGGATGTTCAAGATCTTGAAGCTCTTTGTGATCTTAGCGTTAGGAGTCTCGATGAACTTATTGACTTCCAAGGTTATCCAGTCAGAGCAGCAGAACGGGCTACTAGAGCACGTAGGTCGTTGGGTATCGGTTATATCGGATTAGCACACTATCTTGCCAAGCAAGGTGTTTCATACGAAGATCCAAAAGCATGTGAATTGATACATGACCTAACAGAATCTTTCCAATATTACTTAATAAAATCCACAGTAAATCTTGCAAAAGAGAAAGGTGCATGTGAATATTCTAATAATACTAAATATTCTCACGGTATATTACCAATTGATACTTATAAAAAAGATATTGATGAGATCGTTCCTAACAATTTAAAACATGATTGGGAATCTCTTAGGAAACTTGTCTTGGAACACGGAGTCAGGAACTCAACGTTGTCCGCACAAATGCCTTCGGAGAGCAGTTCCGTTGTGTCAAACGCAACAAACGGAATCGAACCTCCTAGAGGATACTTGTCCATTAAAAAATCAAAGAAAGGACCTCTTAAGCAGATTGTTCCGCAGTATGGGTCTTTGAAGAATTCATACACCCTTCTTTGGGATATGGAAAACAATAGTGGATACATTAAAATTGTTGCAGTGATGCAAAAATTCTTTGATCAAGCAATCTCTGGAAACTGGTCTTACAACCCACAACACTTTGAAGGTTCTGAAGTTCCGACAAGTGTAATGGCACAAGATCTTTTAACTACATATAAGTACGGTTGGAAGACATCTTACTATCAAAACACTTATGATGTTAAGACAGATGAGGTTGAAAGTGATATTGAAACACCAAATACCCAGTTAGAATCTTTACTAGCAGATTTAGAAACAGAAGAGGAGTGCGAAAGCTGTGCAATTTAAAACAAATTCTACAAGGAGATACAAAGTGGTTGATTCCATGACTGTATTTAATACAGAGAAAGTTGACACTAAGAAACAACCAATGTTTTTTGGTGCACCTTTAGGTGTTCAGAGATATGATTCTTATAAGTATCCTGCATTTGAGAATTTAACTAAATCACAATTAGGATATTTTTGGAGACCAGAAGAGGTATCTCTACAGAAAGATCGTGGTGATTATCAATCATTAAGACCAGAACAAAAGCACATCTTTACTTCTAATTTGAAGTATCAAGTAATGCTAGACTCTGTACAGGGTCGTGCACCTGGTATGGCATTTGCACCATATTGTTCTCTACCTGAGTTAGAAGCATGTATGAATGTATGGCAGATGATGGAGATGATTCATAGTCGTTCATACACATACATCATGAAGAACGTATATTCAGATCCAAGTGAGGTATTTGATACTATTCTTGAAGATGATAGAATACTTGAACGTGCTTCAAATGTAACTGGTTCATACGATTCTTTTGTAAATTCAGCACATCAATTCGATCAAAGTAATTGGTGGAGAGAAGGTTGGAAAGAGAGTGATAACTCTTTACTTGAAAGAAAGGAATTAAAAAGAAAACTTTATAGGGCAGTTGCCAATGTTAACATACTGGAAGGTATTCGTTTTTATGTTAGTTTCGCTTGTAGTTTTGCCTTTGGTGAACTTAAACTTATGGAAGGGTCAGCTAAGATCATATCCCTTATTGCAAGAGATGAGAACCAACACCTTGCGATCACCCAAAACATTTTAAACAATTGGAGAAAGGGTGACGATCCAGAGATGATTGACATTGTTAAAGAAGAAGAGCAATGGTTGATTCAAGCATTTAGAAACACAGTAGATGAAGAGAAGAGATGGGCAGAGTATCTATTCAAAGACGGTTCAATGATTGGACTAAACGATAAACTACTACAGCAGTATGTTGAATGGGTAGCAAATCGTAGAATCAGAGCAATCGGATTCAAACCAATCTATGATATACCTGCAAGAAACAATCCATTACCTTGGACGGAGCATTGGATTAGTTCTAAAGGATTACAAGTCGCACCACAGGAAACAGAAGTTGAATCTTATATTGTCGGTGGTATAAAACAAGACGTAAAGAAAGATACGTTCTCAGGTTTCAAACTATAATACAAGAGGGTTTAACCCTCTTTTTTATTGACTACATAGAATTGTGATGTTATAATTAAATGACTGATAAGCAAGTTGATTATGAAAACCCTTGGATTTACGAAGGTCGTCCTTTTACCTCTGATGATATCGGGGACTATTATGGGTTCGTCTATCGCATCACCAATACCATCAATGAGAAATCCTACATCGGAAGAAAGTACTTCGTGCAGAAGAGAAAACCCAGAGGAGCAAAGCGAAGAGTTACAAGTGAGTCAGACTGGAAAAGATACTACGGAAGCTCTGAGGATCTTAAGCAGGATATTAGAAGAGGTGGCAAAGATTCTTTCAGAAGAGAGATCTTAAGTCTTCATAAAACTCTTGGAAAAGTAAATTATGAAGAGACTAAACAGTTGTTTATTCACAATGTGTTAATGGAAGCACTTGACGACGGGACACCAATGTACTATAATAGCAACATACTCGGACGTTATATGCGTAAAGATTATGGCAACTTTGAAAAAAATAGTGAATGAAACATACGATTGGTCAATCAACCGAATGTGTGAACTTTGTGCTCGTGGTAATTTTGAAGATGTGATGAACGGTGATTCAATTCGTCAAGAATTTGATGAGTGGATCATGGCAAAAGATAAAAATTCAGATGAAGATATTATCTCAATGGCATATATCGGAGAAGAAAGCGAGTATGATATATAATTTGTATAAAATAGAATCATGTTACAGAAAATAGTAAATGGAATCGCTATTGCAAGTGGTGTTGTATCTCTCACCGTTGTTGGTCTTGGTGGTTACGTATTCATACGCAAGGATGCGATTATCGAAAATGTTAAAAGCAAAGTAATGGAATCAGTGATGCCAGGTGGTCTTAGTGGAATTGTTGGTGGAGGAGATGCTGCTGGATCTTTAGGATTACCTAGTATGGCAGCACCTGAAGGAACAGAACAATCATCACCTATGTCACCTATACCATTAGGTTTTTAATTCAAGATAGTTAACATAAAGTTAAATTTGCTATATATAAATAGTCGTCTAATTTTATGTCATGGCTGAAGAAATAAAGAAGGAAGAACCTAAGAAGGAAGAACCTAAAAAAGTAGGTCCACTTGGTAAACTAAAAGAACTTGCGGAAGATAAAGAGGAGCAGATGGAAATCTTCTCCACTTTTGTACGCTTAGGTATTTTGATTTGGAGTGGTGGAATTTTAACATTGAATTATGTTTCAATACCAAACTTTCCACAGAAGAATATAGATCCAACTTTCATAGCGAGCGTCTTTACAGGAGTTTTAGCTAGTTTTGGAATTCAAACAGCAAAGAATAAGAATGGTAATGGTGGTGGATCAAAAGCACCTGCCCCAATATCTAAATCAGATATGGAAAAATTAATTGAGAAGGCAGCAAATACTGCACCTGCTCAGACAATCAGAATTGAACAGGCACCTATGGTACTTGCTCCTACTCCTACTCCTAATAAGAAGGCATAATGGAAAAGAAAGAGGTGAAATGGTCTAAGTTATTCATACTTGGATTGGGTGGAGTCATTGGACTTTCACATCTAGGTATGATTGGGACTCTTATGAATCGTGAGAGTAAACTACCAAGTATTAATGTACCAGTAGGACCTTATACATCATACAATGCAGAAGTTGGAAGAGATGGATATAAGATAAGTTATCGTGCAAACGATCCAAAGGTTAT